AAACCGTTTGGTGCGATTAACATAGGCCACTTAAACTTTCTCCTCTAAAAATGGCTAATGGTCGGAGATGTTGGATTCGAACCAACGACCCTCTGGTCCCAAACCAGATGCGCTACCAGGCTGCGCCAATCTCCGTACTGTTCTTGTATTATACGATAAACTTTATGTGTTTGTCAAGTCCTATTTAGAACCAACGATAAATTCCCCAAGCATCAATGAAGATGAAGAATCCATTTTGTATCATCATAGGATTATCTTTCAATCGCCAGAATAACCAAGTCAATGATACATGGCCGGCAAGAAAGATAAAAAATCCCCAACGACTTACTTCAATATTTGAAGACAGTAAGGTAGCTGCTGATAAAAAGCATATCGTACCAAACCACTTCAAATATTCAATTTGTTTTACACTCAAGCGGCTTTCTCCCAACCGACCATGGCACAATTATATTTTGCACCGTTAACAATGACATAATCACCAACAGATGTTGAACGGTGTCCCCATTCAATGCCATCTTTAACAAGAAGAGGTTTTACAACTTCAACATTTTCAGAATAATCAGCATTGTCAAAAGTTTCACCTTTAACTTCAAAAGTAGGACCTTTTGACCAAGAGCCTTCAATGTTGTTAGTCTTACGGAAAACAACTTCAAGTGCTTCCATAACAGGAACATCATCAGCGATATTTACATTGGCGACATGAATGTCTTTGTCGCCAAACGCATTGTGATAAACTTCATATTTCATAATATAGTCCTTTCTCAATTAAGACAGGTACAAAGGACCTGTCCAGTTAATATAAAAATTGCCTTCAAGTACATTGCCTCGAGCTTTGTTCAAAGCAGGCGCTCTCCATCCAGCAGGTTTCAAAATGTCACCAACTTTAAAACCCATTGCTTTAGTTTTGTCAGTAAGTTTTTTGATAACAAAAGCGTGAACAGAATTTTCACGGATAACTTTAATATAGTTTTGTCCAGGTTTTACTGAACATTTGTTTTCAAACTCAGCAAGAGTTTCATCAAAATAACTTGAACCTTCAGCACGGCTTTTTTCAGTCCACTTTGCATAGTCAAGTTTTGAACCTTCAATCAAGTTCTGTACACCTTCATCAAGTGTCTTTGCAGATTTTTCAACGAGAATAGTCATAATTTAAGTCCTTTCTTTAGTGTATGTGTATATTGTACCATAGTTTTTCCTGTTTGGCAACAGCTTTTTTCATTTTTTTATGAATTTTTTTCAGAAATTGCAATTGCAACACCTAAGGCCATCATAGCTAGACCAATAGAAGCGTACATTAACATCTCTCCTAGAGAATTTGCATATTCCATACATTTTCCGTCACAATCACCAGCAGAACCAGCCATCATTACGATACCTGTAAAGATTAAAATTACAGAAATTAGTGTTTTCATAGTGTTTCCTTTCATTTTTTTAACTTATACATCTATCCTATATGAATAAATAAGTGTTGTCAAGCGTTTTTTTACAAAAAAAGCAAAAAAAATCGAAAAAAATTAAGAAAAATGAAGATATTTGTTCTACTTTTGTTCTTTTTTACTGCCGGATGCTCTGGAATAGTGAAAAATTGCAAAATTTCGCCAGATTTAGAGCGAATCAGCGAATCAGCTAAAGAAAATTTAGATAATTTAACTGAAACTGAGCTGAGAAGTGCAACAGCACGCTGTGAATACTAGATAAATAGTAAAAAAAGGAGTTTTCATGTCAAGTTGTCAAAATTGCGGTCATAATTGTCATTGTGGTACAGTATGTAAAATGGAAGTTGTTAATGAGTTTAATGAAAAATACGAAATTGAATGTTGCAAAAATTGTAGATGTGAAAAAGTAAGAAAATCAGAACAAGAAGCCGGCTTTAACGGCGCATAGAAAGGGTTTATGGCTAAAATGAGAAAGTTCCTATTTTGGAATGATGAAGGCGTAGAAAACGAAAGAGAAGCAATTAGTTTAAAGAAGGCTGTTAGGTCAGTTCAATCAGAATACAAAGATACTCAGATTGCAGTTCAATATATTAGTAAAAAGGGACAAGAGATGTGCCACTATGTATTAATACCTATGGGTAGAAAAATCAGACAAGCAATTATAACAGAAAACAGAAGATTGGCTAAAAAAGCAAAATTAGAAGCAGCGAGGGCTTAAATGCCAGCAGTTTGTAGAGTAGGAGATTCACTATCAACTGGTCATGCTTGTGTAGGCACGACTACGATAGCTTCATCTAATACAGATGGTACTGTTAAAGTAAACGGTATCAACCTTATTGTGGTCGGCGCACCTACAGTATCTCATCCAGCGCCACCAGTTCCACCTTGTCCACCTCATGTTCGTTTTTTAAATGTAGGTTCTTCTACAGTTAGAGTAAACAGTATTCCAGTAGGTCGAATAGGTGATAGTGCAGATGCCGGAGCCATGACAAGTGGTTCAGGCAATGTTTTTGCAGGTTAATTTCTAAAAGGTGTATAAATATTACCGTTATGGCAAGTTATGACGCTTCAAGCACAAATAAAAGTAAAAAGAGTGTAAGGACTTATAAAGACTTAGACTTAGATTTCACTCGACATCCGGTTACTAATGATGTAGTTAAGATTGAAGATGTTGACGCAGTTAAAAGAAGTGTTAGAAACTTAATCAATACAAACTTCTATGAAAGGCCTTTTCATCCAGAATTAGGTTGTGGTGTTAGAGAATTATTATTTGAAAACTATACTCCTTTGACAGGCATTTTTATTAGAAGAAAAGTACAAGAAGTTTTAGACAACTACGAACCAAGAGCAAGAGTTTCTGGTATCGCAGTTAACGAACAACCTGATAGAAACGCAATTGATGTTCAAGTTAATTTTTATGTTTTAAATCTACCAAATCCCGTTTCTGTCACAACTACATTACAAAGAATTAGGTAAATAAATGGCGTCAAACAAACTTACAGTATCAGAATTCGACTTTGATAATGTCAAAGCAAATCTAAAAACTTTTTTACAAGGTCAATCAGAATTTCAGGACTATGATTTTGAAGGTTCTGGTTTTGCCGTTCTTTTAGATATTCTTGCCTATAACACCCACTACCTAGGATTTAATGCCAATATGTTGGCTAATGAAATGTACTTAGATAGTGCAGACATAAGAAAAAATATTGTTTCATTAGCTAAGATGTTAGGTTATACACCAAACTCTTGCAGAGCGCCAATAGCAAATTTATCTATTACAGTAAACGGCGTAACACCAGGCACATCATCAATTACAATGGACAAAGGCACAACCTTTACTACTACAGTTGATGGCACAAGTTATGAGTTTGTAACAAATCAATCTTACACAATTCAACCAAGTTCAGGTGTTTATAATTTTTCAAATGTGGCAATTTATGAAGGCACTTTAGTTACTTTTAAATACACAGTTGATACTTCGGATCCTGACCAAAGATTTTTAATACCAAGTGCTAACGCTGATACTTCAACTTTAAAAGTTTCAATTCAAAATTCTGTATCAGATACAACAACAACTGTTTATTCTTTGGCATCTGGATATTCTGAATTATCAGATACAACTACAGTTTATTTTTTACAAGAAGCTGAAGATAATAAATTTGAAGTTTACTTTGGTGACGGGGTTTTAGGTAAATCTTTAAGTGATGGTAATATTGTTATCTTAGAATATGTTGTTACAAATAAAACAGAAGCCAACGGTGCAAGTTCATTTACACTTTCAGGTGATATTGATGGTAATTCAGATGTTACAATTGCAGTTACATCAAACGCAGCTAACGGCGCAGAAGCCCAAACAAAAGAATCTATTAGATATAATGCACCTTTAAATTATGGCACACAAGACAGAGCGGTAACAACTTCAGATTACGAAACAATTGTCAAATCAATTTATCCAAATGCACAATCAGTTAGTGCATGGGGTGGTGAAGATGATGAAACTCCACAATACGGCGTTATTAAAATTGCAATCAATCCTATTTCAGGTTCAACTTTAACAACGGCAACTAAAGAAAGTATTAAGACACAATTAAAAAGATATAATGTTGTTTCTGTTAGACCAGAAATTGTGGATCCTGAAACAACAACAATTCTTTTAACTTCAACTGTAAAATATAATGACAAGACAACTACAAAAACAGCTGATACTTTAAAATCAAATATCATAACAACTTTAACAAATTACAATACAGATACTTTAAATCAATTTGATGGTGTATTCAGATATTCAAAAGTTACAGGTTTAATTGATAACACAGATACAAGTATTGTTTCTAACATTACTACACTAAGAATTAGAAAAACATTTACACCAACGATTGGCACATCTACAAGATATGATGTTTATTTTAGAAATGGTTTATACAATCCACATTCTGGTCACAAAGCAGAACAAGGTGGTATTTTAGTTTCTTCTGGTTTTAAAATCAATGGCGATACATCAACAATATTCTTTTTAGATGATGATGGCCAAGGAAATGTTAGACGATATAGTTTAAATGGTGCAGTTCGTGTTTATGCAAATAATACACAAGGTACAATTGATTACACAACAGGTCAAATTACAATTAATTCATTAAACATTGCATCAATTGAAAACATTAGAGGCAGTGCATCAACTGTTATTGAATTAACAGTACAACCAAACTCAAACGATATTATTCCAGTTAGAGACCAAATCATAAACATTGATACAGCTAACTCATCAATTACAGTAGAAGCGGATACATTTGTTGGCGGTTCTGCTGACGCAGGTGTAGGATACACAACATCATCTAGTTATGGAACATAGGATAATATCAGATGGCAAAGTTTACTGATAAAATATCCAATCTTCTAAACAGTCAGGCGCCAGAATTTGTCGTTTCTGACCACCCTAAATTTTTAGAATTTCTAAAAGCATATTACACATTTATGGAATCGGCAGAATTGGCCGTGACAAGTGTTGAACAGACAGATGGTATTCGTTTAGAAACAGAAATTGAAGCAAGTCAATCTTCATTACTAATTGACGCATCCAGAATAGATACAGATAGAACACAATTAGATTCTGGTGATAAAATTCTTTTAGAGAATACAACTTACGGAAAATTTACTAGAGGAGAAACCATAACTGGTCAATCATCTGGTGCAACATCCACCATTTTAACCGAAGACATTGATAATGGCAAGCTTTACATAGCTGCACAAGACAAGTTTATTATTGGTGAGGCTATCATTGGTGCATCATCAAACGCTCATGCTATTGTTGATGATTATAGACCAAATCCTGTAAACAATATACAAGACTTATTAAACTTTAGGGATCCTGATAAAGCAATCTCTAACTTCTTAACAAAATTTAGAAATGAATTTTTAAATACATTACCTGAAACTTTAGGTGACAATGTTGATAAAAGAAAATTAATCAAAAATATTAAATCAGTTTACAGAGCAAAAGGTACGGCTAGAGGCCATCAAATGTTCTTTAGATTGTTATTTGGATTAACTTCAGAAACAGTTTATCCTAGAGAAAATATGTTGCGTGTTTCTGATGGTAAATGGACAACAAATAAAGTTTTAAGAGCAATACAATCATCTAATCAATCTGGTGACCCTACAGAATTAGTAGGTAGAACAATCACAGGCGAAACTTCAAGTGCAACTGCTATTGTAGAAAGTGTACAACAATTTCAAATTGGTGAAAATTTAGTCACAGAATTTATTTTAAATGACGACAGTATCAATGGCACATTTCAAACAAGTGAAGTTATAAGAGGTACAGCTTTAGGTATTGATGATACATTTATTAAATTGACGACAACAGGTATTCCTGGAACAATTACAATTTCAAATGATGGTAGTTTATATAATGTAAATGATAGTGTAACAATAACAGGTGGCGGAACAGGTTCAATCATTCAAGTAGATGCAATTGGTAATGGTGGTATTACAGATTTTATTATTGGTAATGCAGGTACAGGTTATGAAATTGGCGACAGTTTAGTATTCAATAATGCAAATACAAATGGCGGTGCGGCTTCGGCTGAAGTAGCAGTGGTTAATGGTGGTTTTACACAAGAAGAATCAACTTCAACGGAAGATGACCATATTGTTTTAGAAGATGAAACTGTAAGAGGCGATAACTATACAGGAAATAAATTAGTACAAGAAAGTGGTACAGGTGTCGGCGATATTACAGACATTCGTATCATCAACGCAGGTTCAAACTATACAACTTTACCTACAATTACAATCACAAGTACAAGTGGTGCTGATGCTACAGTTATTGCTTATGGTAATGAAATTGGTAAAGTTCAAGGATTAAAAATTGTAGAATCAGGTGCTGAGTATCAACAATCTCCTACACCACCTACTTTAACATTACCAACTTACATTTTAGTTAAAGATGTTTCAGGTTCGATTGTTGCAGATACAACAGCAACATCATTAGATAGTTCTAGTTCAAGTATTACAGCAACAGTAAGTTCTTTTAATTCTGATTTACAAATTGTTAAAGTCATAAGTGCATCTGGTACTTTTGAAGTTGATAGAGAAATTACATTTAGTAATGGTGCATCAGCTACAATTGCAAAAGTTGATGGTGCAACTTCTACAGTAACAGTTACAGCAGTTGCAGATACAGCCGGAGTTTTTGTTAACCAAGACGGTTGGATTTCAGAAGATGCAATGAGAATACAAGACAGTTTATATTACCAAGACTTTTCATATGTAATTAAGGTTGGCCGAACAATTAATGACTGGCGAGATAGTTTCAAAAAAACAATGCACACAGCAGGTTTCTATTTTACGGGTCAAGTTAATATTGAGAACAGAATTAGTGCAGAAATTAATTCTCCTGTAGATGGCATC